CAAGAACATCTTGGCAGTTAACCGACGTGGTGCAGTTGTTAACGGTACAACTAATATTCGTAAATGTCTGTTGCATCGGAAAAGGTGCGTAACTTTCTGACCATCCCCAATTAAACGCACGTTTACCAGCGGGTACATTATCAAAATCAACGGTGAAAGTAAAATCAGAATCTAATAAAATACATCTATCTATACAAATATTTTCAGATGGAACATTTATTTGAAAATTTATATTTGAATTTGAAATACTAATTGCATTAAATGGCTGATAAGTTGATTGTGAAGCACCAGACATAACGGCGAAATCAATTGTTTCTTTAATTTTTAATCTACTATCTTCTACTAGAACACCTCTAAAATCTGACATTATATATATATATAATTAGTTTATATTTTTATAATATTAATTTTTTTAGACATTATTATTTTATTATTTTATATTAATTCAAAAAGCAATTTAACGGTCGCACTTGCTCCAGATGGCAATAATAAAGGATTTAAAATTCCTAATCTATCCCTAAAAAAAAAACTTAAATCTAAATTAGTTAAACTTGAAGAACTAGACATCAAAGTCAAACGTCTATATTCAGCACTGGGTACATAATAAATATAACCTCTATAAAGTCCAGTATCTGATGAATAATCTGTTATAACTTGGTTTGATTGGGCATTATTTCCACTTGGGTTTACTTGATTTCTTCCAATAGTTAATAAAGATGATATTTGATTAGGGGCAACTGGTATAGTATTAGAACATATACAAATTGATAAAACAGGTGACCAACTTGAAACAGTTGTATATTCTTGAAATATTTGAAACGCATTATAAGGAACAATATTACTAGGTATTAAAGGTAAAACAATTAAATTTGCATTAGAAAAAACATTAATTTGTAATTGATAATTTAAACCCATTGTTGAATTTTGATTAATTAATAAATATGGGAAAGTATAAAATAAATTAGCAGTTGCAGGATTAAAAAAAACTTGAATTAAATTTTCACTACCAAATCCCGCAGAATCACAATTAAAAATTACAATATTTGTTGTAGTATCAAAACTAAAAAAAGGTATATTTGAAGTTGGTAAAGGTGAAACTAAAGTTTGTAAACCATTAAAAACGGTTTCTAATAAATTATTAAAAAGATAAATAACATATTGATAATTATAAACATCATAAAATAATGTGCTATTATCTTGATATCCATTATATATTTGAGAAGGCGGTAAAGGTGTTTTTAATGTTGTATTTTGACTTTCATATTGTAAATATGCCTGAAATACTTGGTTATTATATTTCATACTTATTGAAAATATAGAATCAACGGCACTTGTAGATCCCTCTTTAATTGAACATCTCCATATTGGTATTGTTGAAGCATCCGAAATAGTCCATCTTACAACGCTTAAAGTATATTTATCTGGTTCATATAAATAAGGAATACTTCGTGATTGGTTATAATGTATTGGTTGCGGTGAAACTGATTCATTATTAAAATCTGTTATAATAACATCATAATAAATTTTATCAATTAAATTTTGAAAACTCATATTATAATATAAATAGATTTTATTTATTTATATTATATATTTTTAAATTAAAATAACTAATTACGCTATACGAGTTATTGATAAACTTAAATTAAATGTTGCTGGGTTTGTGTTTGACCCTTGAGCGTATGATGTTAATATAGTAGGAATATATGGTTGAACATTAGAATTTGGAACTATAATAATAGATGAACCAGAACCTAAACCAAACCAGTTATCAGTTCCAGTAGCATAACCAGAAACTGATGACTGACAATATGTAGTTACAGTTCCTATTCCAGCAAAAGTATAAGCAGTATTATAATTTCCAGTTGCTAATACTGTAGAATTTAACACACAAAGGAATACGCCAGCATTTGGAAATGTGTAAGCACCAGCAACGGTAGGACCGCCAGAAACAGAAAATTCTGGATATGTAACAACAGTAGTGTATCCAATTTGAAATTCTAAAAGTGTAGGTAAAACACTAGAGTTTAAATAAGCAGCAGTTAATGGCGTAGAGTAATTAATATAACCTGTACCGTTAGAACTTGAACCAACTAAACTAAGTCCTTGTGTATTAACAATAGATAACCCACTAGGGTCTGTACCATTAAGTGATAAAACACCGCCTATTGCTTGGTCTCCCGCTTCATTTCCTGATGCAAGAACCGCTTGTAAATTTGGAATAGCAACTACACCCGTATTGAAATATCCTGCTTCGTATGCTTGTAAAACACTCATTATATATATATATATATATATAATAATTTATTTTTATACTATTTTATAATATTTTTTAATTATACTTTTATTAGAAATATATAAAAATATATTAGATTATATAATATTATTAATCTTATTCTAGATTATTACATGTAATTATTTATATAATGATTATTAAATGATATAATTTTAAAATTATTACTTTATCTAATCTATATATAGTTATTTACATGTAATAATCTAATATAAGATTATATATAATTCAAAAATCTAATAATTATTATATTTTTTTATTTAAAAATTTTATAGATTATTTAAAAAATATAATATAAAATATATTATATATATATATGAGTTATAGCAATTATGTACTAAATCAAAGAATTTCAGGATTACAAAAGGAATTAATAAATAAAGCAGATTTACATAATAATAATGTTTTTACAGGTACTAATGATTTTATTATTCCCCCAACAACTGAAACAGGCGCAACTTTACCAAATCAATTAACAAATTTAGAAACTGTTAACGCACTAATAGCGGGTGGTGGTAATAATATTTTAAATTCTAATAATGTTTTTACAGGTTCTAATGATTTTTCCACTATTTGCCCAACTACTGAAATATCCGCGTCATCAGCATATCAGATAACAAATTTAGATACTGTTATAAGTGCTATTTATTCAGTTGCTCCTTCAATATTACCACTCAATAATATATTTACGGGATTTAATACTTTTAATAATTCATTACCACTAACAATAACTAACACACCAAATACAAATAAAAAATTAGAATTAACCGTTAATGATATACATTTTACAGATTCAAATTATAATAATAATTCAGTAATTCAATGCGCTGAAGGTTATTTAAATATAAAATCAATTTTAGATGATAATATAAATAATAATATTAATACTATTAATTTAAACGCTACAACAGCAACTAATACTATTAAAGTAGATAATAGAACAATCACCGCAGAAATTAATATGAATTTAGACCATACTATTTATAGTGAAATTAATATAACAGGAGGACAAATTAATATTGTGCCTACATATGGAAATGTTAATGTTGGTGGCGCTTTAGGTACTTCGACATTATCATTTACTCAAAACATGTATAATTACGGTGTGTTATTAGATAAAAACTCATCTAGTGGTGCTTTAAATCAAGTACTAGTTAATGATGGAACGGGTAAAGTAGAATGGAACGACCAAGCAAGTATAAATATTTTACCTTTAGATAACACATTTACAGGTGTTAATATATTTGAAAATACTACGCCGTTAACTATATCTAATAATGATGGTTCAAGTATACAAATAGGAGCGGGAGCAGATAATACTATATCTATCACTTCATCAGTTGTTCCAATATCAAGTTTAACAGCAACAGGGAACGCTTTAGGAATTATCATTAATGGCGAACTTTGTTATATTCCAATATTTAAAAATTTATAATAAAAAATATAGTTTAATATATATATATAAATGTCTAATTTTACTCTTAATTATCCAAATTTTGAATTTAATATTAATGATAGTCTAGGTACTAGCGTTGATATTAAACCAAGTTTAATAAAACTTACTGATGGAGCATATACAACAAATATCGCATCTTCTTCAGTCTCTACAACTAATGTAAGTATAAGTGGTATTCTTGCAGACTCTACAGGATATAAAGGAAATGCTAATCAAATTCTTTCTACTACGGGTAATAGTATTCTCTGGGTTGATGCTTCCGCACCTTCTACACCTTCACTAGCACAAGTTTTAACAGATGGAGGTAATCAAGCAAACACAACAATTGATATGCAAAATAATAAAATCGTTAATGTTGCCGATGCAACAGATGCAAAAGATGCTGTTAATCTTGATGTATTAAATACCGCAGTTGGTACAGGGGTAAGTAATCTTTTAAGTTCTTCTAATAATTGGACTAATACTAATTCTTTTGAATCAGTTCTTAGTGCAAACGGAGGAATAGATATGAGCACTCAAGAAATTAATTTTTTAAATACAAATGGAACAACAAATAAAACTACTATACAATATAACTATATTAAAGGATTACAAGGAGATAACGCCGAAGCGTTTTATTATTCTGGTGCTGGATCTTTTCAACAAGCGGGAACTGTTCGATATAGTGCGGGAATTATTGGAGATTCTATTAATAAATGGGGGCAGGTGTATTTTGATTATTATAACCCAATGAACAACAGAGATTTAACACAATATTTTGGATTTAATGGGGATGGAGTGCCAGCGATGGGTTCTTATTATACAGATGACAACTCAGTAGTTCCTATTACTTCTAATTCCCCTTTGTCTTTAGTTGGTTCTGATGCTACAGCCGTTCAAATTAGTTGTAGTGGTTCGGCATTAAGTATTGATACGCCATTAAATACTACAACTAAAACAGCACAAGCAAAATTTTTACCTATTGTTGTTGGAGGTGATACTTATTATATACAACTTTTCCAATAAATATTATATTCAACTTTGGAAAAATACAGTATAGCACTTTAAGGCTATTGTATTATTAAAATTATTTTATTATATTATATATTAATATAATAAAATGAGTGAATGGACAGATGATATAATAAATATCTTAGAAAAAATAAGAAAAAATTCATATGCACTAAGTACTAAGCATCGTAAAAGATATATTAAATTTAAAAAATTGATTAAATATTTTGATTTACCTATTTTAATTACTAGTGTTTTCAGTTCATCTTTTTCATCATTAAATATAATTGACCAAAATTTAACTAATATAATAACTACTAGTATAAGTATGTTTATAACTGTTCTTACATCAATCAAATTATATTTAAATTTAAATAATATTATTAATGATGAAAATAGCATCTCAAAAGATTATTATATTTTATCAATTGATATATATAAAATGTTATTATTAGAACCAGAAAATAGGGGAATAGAACCATTAGTTTATTTAAATGAATGTTATTCAACCTATTGTAAATTAACAGAATCAAGTACAATATTATATAAATCAATAAGACGGGATGAATTAATAATAGATACAAAAAATTTAATTAGTTCATCAAGTTCATTAAGTTCTAATGATTCTCCCCAAAATATAATTATTACAGAAAGTAGGAATTTTTAATTTTTTTTATATTTTTTATCTGCTTCTTTTTTTATATTTTATATAATTCGGGATTATCAATAATTGGCATTATATAATATTATAAATATATTTATAAAAATAAATAATTTAAATAAAATCTAATTTAGATTAATATGAGTAATTATTTAAATAATATATTTTCAAATAAAGTTATAAAAGATTCTACAAAAAATTTATATATATCAAATTTATTAAGATTAAATAATAGTGTAGAACCTAAAAGTTTAAATTTTTTAAAAAATATAAAAAAAGTATTAGAACAAATTAATTTAAAAAGTGAAAATACTAAAAGATCTTATTTAATCGCTGTCTGTTCTGTTTTATCTGGAAATGTAAAATATAAAAAAGAATATGATGAATATTATAAATTATTAAAAAATAGTAATGATTTATTAAAAAATAATACATCAAAAAGTGAGAAACAAATTAAAAATTGGATAAGTCAAGATGAAGTAAAAGAAATATATAATGATTTAGAAGAAACCGCTTTAAAATGTACTAAAAAAAAATTAAATGAATCAGAATATAATTCTGTTTTATCTTATTTAATTTTATCACTGTATTATTTACAACCGCCTAGAAGGTCATTAGATTATATTAAAATGGTTTTAGGAGAAGGAACAAATAAAGATTTAAATTATTTAGATATTAACAACTCTAAATTTATTTTTAATAATTATAAAACTGAATCTACTTATCATACAAAAGAAATACCGATTAATGATGAATTAATGAAAGTTATTAAATTTTATTTAATGAAAAGAAAAGGAACAAAAAAAGATATTAATTTTTTAGTTAAATATGATAATGAACCTTTAACAACATCTACCCAAATGACAAGAATTTTAAATAAAATTTTTAAAAAAAGTATATCTGTTAACATGTTAAGGCATATTTACACTACTGACAAATACAGTAAATTAAATAAAGAAAAATTAAATGATGCGTCAGCAATGGGTACTTCTGTTAGTACTCTTGATAATCAATATATTAAATTAGATTAATTCTCAGCATTCCAAAGAATTCTTCTAGATAAATTATTAGGTGAATAATCGTTATTTTTCCAATTACCCCTTATACCAGCAGAGCGTGCAAGATATGCTTTTCTTTTCATTTCGTCATTCGTTTTTAAATAATCTTTATAGTTTATATTTCCAAAATGTATATAATGACCGTTAGAAGGGTTTTGAATAACAAACTTTTTGTCTTTTCTAGTTGATAAATAAATAGGTTCATTATAATAAATGAGGGCATTTTGTTTTGCTTTAATAATATTTGTATTTTCTTTATATAATCTTATTCTAGGATTATCCATTATTATATATTATAAAAAAAAATAATCTAAATTATTATAATATGGATGAAAAAAATGAAATAATACAGGCATATTTTTTTAGTAAAATTAAATACGATGAACCAGCAATAATTAAATATTTAATTGAAAATGACTTACCAACTATTAAAACAATTACAGATAATAAATATTATTATAAAATTAAATTATTATCAGAAAAGAAATTAAAAAAAGAAGGTTACCAAATTATTTTTAAAGAATATAAACCAGATATAATGGTAAATCTAGCATATAAGAAAGTATTAATAAATAATTTTGTAGAATTTAAATAAATTATATTAATAATAATCTATTATTAATATAATGTCTAAGACTTTGTGGCATACTATAACTATAAAAGTACCGTCTGAAATGGTTGAATTAACTAAAAATAATAAAGTATCAATTAAAAAAACTTTAACTAAATTACATAATATTAGTAAATCACAAAAAGTACCCGCAATAAAATTAGTAAGTGCAAATATTAATAAACCTGAAATTATTAATGATGGTAAAGAATGGAATATAGAAGAATTAAAAAAAATGGAAAAATTAGAGAGTTAAAATCTACATTTGGTTTATTTAAATTTATAGCATATAGTAAAAATTAAAATAATAAATTTATATTAATATTAATCTAATATTAATATAATGTCTAATTTAGTCTTACATGCTGTAATTTTAAACAAAAATAAATTTAAAACAAAACAACAAGCGTTAAAAGAAGTACACCACCTTTTTCCATCTGAAAAAAGTAAAACATTTGTTAGAGAAACTAAAAATTCTTTACGCGTTCGGATTCATCCAAAACAACATTTTAATAGAGAAACATTTGTAAGTAAGAAAATTAATAAAGATATAACTTTAGTATTTGGAAAACCAAATGAAAAACTAAAAGGTGGAGTAATTAGTAGTGATGAATTACAAAAATTTGTTAATGCTGGTTATAAAAATTTAGGAGATGCTGAAAAAATTGATGATTATGAATTAGATAAAGATTTATCAACAAAAAGAAATAAAGTTTATTATAATCCTAAAACTAAAAAAGCAGTTCATACGATGGCAGGCACTGATAGTGCGGGTGATTGGTTAAATAATTTAGCATTAATTACAGGTACGCATAAATATACAAATAGATATAAAAATGCTGAAGACGTTCAGAAGAAAGCATTGAATAAATATGGTAAAGATAATTTAGGTTTAGTTTCACATTCTCAATCTGGTAATATTGCTGAAAATTTAACAAGAAAAGGATTAACAGGAAAAGATAATGTAACTTTAAACCCCGCAATTTTTGGTAAACATTCTGAAGGATTAGAAGTTGTCAAATCAGATAAAGATTTAGTAAGCGCCCTAAGTAAAACAGGTAAAAATGATACAGTAATAAAAAGTAAGGGGGCTTGGTATAATCCAATGACATATTTAAAAGAACACTCACCTAGCATTATAGGAAGAACTAATAAATTATTTGGTAAAGGAATAAGAAAAAAAATTAAAGGTGGAAGTTTAGAACAAGTTGAAAATTTTTATAATCAATATAAATCAATTTTTAATGAATATATTAATAAACCATCAATTAGAACAAGAAAATGTAATCAATTAAATTTTAAAGTAAGTACAATATTAAGACCAAGTGAAGAACAAGAATATATGAAATTAACAAGAAATTATAAAAAACAAAATCTACCACCACCAAAAATAAAGAATAAAGCAGTTAAAAAAGATAAATTAAAAGAAATTAAAAATTATAATTATTTTAATGGTTTTAATGATAATGATAAATTAAAATTTAATCAGTCAATAAGATATATTTTAAATAAAATTAAAAAAAATAAGTTTATAGAATTAAAAGATGATATAGAAACTATACGGTTAATATCAATGAATTTTGTAGAAAATAATGAATTAAAAAGAATGTCAGAAAAATTTCTAAATTCAGAATTAGAATAAGTTATTAGAAAAATTAAATATAAATTATAAAAAAAAATTTATATTTAATTTAATATATGTATATTATATATATTAAATGTCAAACTGGATTGAACACGTTAAAATGATGGCACACAAATTAGGTTGTTCTTATAAAGAAGCAATGATGAACCCTAAAACAAAAGCAACTTATAAAAAAGGTGGTAAAATGGATTTTATGCATATGGCAGAAATGGCAAAACCACATGTAATGCCTTATTTAAAAAGTAAACATCCAAGACTTGCTAATTTAATGGGCGGATCTGTTTATAATCAATTTTTAATTCATTATGCAAAAAAACATAATATGACATTAAAACAAGCAATGAAAGACGCAAAAGCGAAAGAAGAATATAAAAATATTAAAATACATTCTTTATCATCTTCTCATCCACATTTAAGAAAACATATTAAAACAATTAAAGGGGGTGCGGTTAGGTCATCTGATATATCACATTTAACTAATAAAGAATTAAAACACATGTTAAAAGAGCGAGGAATGAAATTAACTAAAAAAGTAGATGGAAAATATAGTCCATATACTAAAAATGAAATGATTAAATTACTTGCAAAAGATAAAAAGAAACACGCACAACCAAGAAAAGGTTTAGAAATGACTGCGTACGCTTCAGCACCCCAAGAATTCGATGACGCCCCCCAATCAGCACCAACAGTTGAAGAATCTTATAGAGTTATTAAAGAAATTAAAGATATTTTAAATTCTGAATTACCAAGTTTAGGAGAAGAAAGTGTAGATGATGTAATAAAACTTTTACAAAGTTTATTAAATAAAGGTGGTAAAATCCACCGTATGAAGAAAGCGCGTAAATGGATGGGGTTTTCTGAAGATGCGGTTAATAAAGGTATTGATTTGGGGTCAAAAATCAAAAGTACTTTTTTTTAACAAATCCATTCAATAATTAAAATATCACTGTCTTTGTCTAGTTCATAAGTCCATCTTTCTATAAATTCTTTCATTTCATCTAACGAATAATTTAAATTATTCATTAGAATTGCCCACATTACCCAACGCCCACATGTGGCGATATCTTCATCAAAACTTTGAAAATCAAAATGGTTATATTCTTTTGTAAAATCAGAAGGGGCGGTTTTCATTAAACGGTGTATTTGATGTTCATTTTGTCCTAATAATATATTCATGTCTTTATTGATAAATTTTAATTCACCATCAGGAGATATTCCGTAAGAATCAAACCACATTATATTATTATGATTTCTAATTAAACAACACCAATGACCGCTATTGGGTTTTTCTTGAATTAAAACAATTCTATAATCTTTTTCATTTGGTAATACATGTAAAATATTATTATATTCTTTTAAATCTGCATATGTTAATATTTTATTATTCACATCTTCATTTAAATATTTTTTAAAATCATTATTAGATAAAAAACGCCCTAATTCTCTTTTTTCTTTTTGTAATTTTAACATTTTACTCATTATTATATTTTAGAAAAAATTTAATCTAGTTTTTTTCAAATTAAAGTTTTAAAAAATTAGTTTAGATTATTTTAAATTAAAATCTAAACTATATTAATATGAGTATTAAATGTTCTTATGAAAAAAGGTATAACTACGGGAAAGAAAAAGAGATTCAAGTATTACCAATAATTAAAGAATTCTTTAAAGATGAAACAATTATACAATCTATCAAACGATATGAAAAATTTGATTATAAAGGAATTAAAAATACATTTGAATTAAAAAGTAGAGATTGTAATTATAATGATTACCCCACATCAATGATACCTGTAGATAAATGTATTAAAGATATTATATTATTATTTAATTTTAGTGATGGTTTATATTATATTGAATATGATGAAGAACAATTTAGTAAATATGAACAAAAAAGATTTACATTATATCAACAAAATAAAATGTATTACTATATACCAATTGAAGATTTAAAAAAAATTAATTTGTAAAATAAGAGAATATTAAATAATATATTATTATATATTATTTAATGTAAATTTAAATTTATATTTGTATACGGGGGCGTCCAACTGCTCGCGGTTTATCACCATATCCTTTTCTTATATTACTATTTTTTTTACTTCTTTCATTTAATATTTTTGAATATTCTTTATTTTCATCATTATCAACTCTTTTTCTATAATAATTTAATGAATATAACGCCCGTTTTTGTTTTGTTTTAATAATTTTTTGTTCTAATTCTATTTCACTTAATATTTTTGGTTTAGGTCCTCTTTTTTTTAATATATTATTATTAGTTTCAATTTTTTCAGAATCCATTATTATTATATATTAGAAATTATTTCTTAAGTATTTTTCTTTAAATTAAATACTTAAGAAATATTTAAAATTAATATTTAAAAATTAATTTCTAGTATATATTAATATATGAATTTTCTAGACCTTACAATTGAACCCCGAGAAACTATCTTAGATGGAATTATTTTAAATGAACCTATTGACCTATCTATTTTAGATAAATTAATTAATTCTACTTTAATAAAAGAAACTTTTAATAATCCTATATGTAAAAAAATATATACTTCAGAAAAAATTCAATTAGAAAAATATAGAGAATTAATTGTTAATGGTAAAGCAATCGTAAAATATAATAAAATAAAAGATTTTAAATTTGGACGATGTAATCCAGATAATGCCTTAGGGTTATTTAGTATTAGACGAGAAATAAGACATACATTATCTAAAAATAATTTTGAAGATATTGATATTGATAATTGCCATCCTAAAATGTTAGAACAAATATTAATAAATAATAATTATAAAGATTGTTCTTTACTTACTGATTATATTAATAATAGGGATGATTGGTTTGAATTAGTTAGAAAAGATTTTAAAATAAAAAAATTAATTAATGATGACAAATTTTTAATGAAAGATATACCCAAGAATTTATTTATAAGAATTCTATTTGGTGGTGGTGTTTCTAGTTGGGTTAAAGATTGGAAAATTGATGAAAATATTAAAATTCCTAAAAAAATATTATTATTTATTGAAGAAGTCAAAAAAATTCAAAATTTCATTATTAGTAAAAATAAATTATTAGTTGAGGCAGTTAAAGAAAGGAAAGAAAAACAAAATAAAAAAGAATATAATTTAGGTGGTTCTGTATGTTCATTTTATTTACAAGAAAAAGAATGTATGATTTTAGAAGAAATTTTTAAATATTGTAAAGAAAATAATTATATTAAAAATAATGATTGTGTTCTTTGTGCTGATGGTTTAATGATTTCAAAGAAACTTTATAAAATTAAATTATTAGATGAGTTAAAACAATTAATAAAAAATGAGTTTAAAATTGATATTAATTTTTCAAATAAAAAAATGGACCAAGACTACTTAAGTATTTTAGATAAAAATTTAAAATTTGATTTATATACGCCAATATTCACAACTGGTTTAATCGCTAATTATTTTAGAATACTTTACTCAAATAAATTTATATTTAGATGTGATAACATCTATATTTATAATGGGGTTTATTGGAAAATAGATACAGATAAAAAATATAGTAATCTTCATAATTTCGTAGATACTGTTTTTTATCGTTCATTATTAGATTATATTATTAAATTATTATCTGAAACAAATAGAAATATTAGTTTATTAAAAGAAGATGATGTTATAAATTTAAAAATTTTAACTAATGTTTTACAAAGTCAAACAATATTTTTAAATAATATTAATAGTAGTTTAAGAACAGTTAAGAAAAGAAAAGATTTTGTTGAAGATATTATTAAAAAATTATCAAATAATTATATAGAATTTGATACTGACCCATTTTTATTAGCATTTGAAAATAAAATATATGATTTAAATAATAATACATTTATTGAAGGTTGTTATAATCAGTATATTAGTATTACAACGGGTTGGGAATGGGATATTTCAATTTCTAAAAATAATAGACGAGAATTAGATGATATTATTAATAGTATTTTTCCTAAAAATGATATTAAAGATTATTATTTAATGGCATTATCTACAGGTTTATATGGTCAACAAATTGAGAAATTATTTATTGCTAATGGTTCAGGTGGAAATGGTAAAGGATTAATTAATTCATTAATGATGTGCGCAGTAGGTAATTATGGTTATAGAATACCCTCAACTGTTTTATTAAATCCTATTAAAGAAGGAGGCAACCCCGCAGTTGCTAATATGCATAAAAAACGGTTTTGTGTAAGTCAAGAACCCGATGAAAACCAAAGAATATGTACATCTGTCATGAAAGAATTAACTGGAGATTGTGAAATAAATTGTAGACCTTTATTTAGTAATGATTGTAAAACAATATTATATAATACATTATTTTTAGAATGTAATGAATTACCAAAAATGGATTCTGTAAATGATGCAGTGATACGAAGAACTCAAGTAATACCATTTATATCTCGTTTTGTTGATGATTCAACATATGAAGGATATTCAGATGAAGAAATTAAAAGTAAAAATATATTTAGAGGTAATTCATTTTATAAAACAGATGAATTTAAACATAAATATAAACAGAGTTTAATTTTAATATTATTTGAATATTTTAAAAAATTTAAGGATAATGAATTTAAATTTGGTTTAGTTCCATTAGAATGTAAAGAAGCGGTTAAAGATTATTTAAGTATTAGCGATGATTTATATAGTTGGTTTACTGAATATTATATTAAATCAGATAATTCTTTTATTTTTTTAAGTGATATTTGTGATTTATTTAAAAATAGTAAATTTTACGATAATATGAATAAGAAGGATAAACGAGATTTAACAGATAAAAAATTTATTACTAAATTTAAATTATCACCATTTCTTGAAAAAAACATTAGAGAAAGAAAAAGTTATTTTAAAAATATTCAAATGAATAAAGATTATATTATAGGTTATAAATTAAAAGAAGAAGATGAAATATTAGGGAAAAAATCAGATTTAGATTTATAGATTTATATTAAATAATTATTAGAAATTAATTATTCAATATTTATAATTTTATAAGGCAGATTTTACAAAATAAGGCAGATTTTGCCCAATCCTATTGAAGTCTCAAACCTTTTATTGATTATAGGATATCTCTAATAGGATTGGGCAAAATCTGCCTTATTTTGTAAAATCTGCCTTATAAAAATAATAAACATTAAATAAATATTTTCTATATAAAGATATATTGATATATATATTTAATGAATGACTCCATAATTTATAAAATTCAGCATAAAGAAAAAAAAGAATTAATTTATATTGGTTCTACTATAGATTTTAAAAGAAGACAACGAGAACATAAATTAAAATGTAAAGAACAAATAAACTTTAAAAGACCATCACATTTATATAAAATAATTAATTTAAATGGTGGATGGGATGCTTTTGAGATGGAAATTATTGAATCTTTTTTTTGTAATAATGGAAAGAAAGAATTATTAACAAAAGAATTATATTATATTGTTAAATTTAATTGTATTATGAATAAGAATAAACCTATTATTTTCTATTAAATAATATATTATTATATATTATTTAATTATCTCTTCTGATTTTACCAAAGTAAATAATAACTAAGAAATGCTGGTGTGTATATTTCTGCATCTTTCCATTTCTTGTTTCTTTTTTTGAAGTTATCTCTTCTAAGCATATCTAAATGTTTCGTATAATCAAAATATGGTAAAAAACCAAAATGAATAAATTTATTAGATTGTGGGTCTCTTATCATATATTTTTTATCTTTTCTGGTTGAAGGGTAAACTTTATTTAAATTTAACCGTTTTGCGTTTCGTCTGACTATATCTATATTACTAAATTGTTCTAATTGATTTAACTTATCTTCTTCATTTCTTCCTAATCTTTCAAACATCATTTTAACTATATTATCGTCCATATAAGATTATAAGAAAAACAGTTTAAATAAATAAAAAACTAAAGAAACTTATATTAAATAATATATTATTATATATTATTTAATCATCTTATTCTATTTATCAGGTCTTAAAATAAAACATTCTTTTTCAGTTATTACGGTTTTAGGGTAAGTTTTACAAATACATATACTTCTTGATTCTGTTTTCATTATTTTTTTAATTTGTAAAGTTGTTAACCCTAAATATTCCTTTAATAAATAATTTATTTTATTACCTACCGTCATTGGGAAAAAAACAATATTACCACATTCATTTAATATAAGACGTGTTTCACTTCTATTTGTTGGTAAATGCATCGATACCAAAATTTCAACATTGTGATGTCTTCCAGTCGTTAAATATAAATTTAAATAATCCCAAATTTTACTTTTTACTTTTTTATCAGATATGCCGTCAATATCATCAAATATCAATAAACAACCTAATTGACCATTTAAAAAATCTTCTATTTTTAAATCTTCATTTAAAAACTCATCATCAATTTTAATTCTAATTAATCCTTTTATTTGGTCCACTGCTCCCGCGTCTTTATCTAATCCAGAAAATAAAATAATATCTCTTTTTGGATACATTTTTTTATATTCATTAGCATAATTAAGTATATAAAAACTTTTACCACTTCCAGATGCACCAGTAATAAAACTACAAAGACGATTACCACGTGTGATAGGTTGGAAATAATCATCTTTATCTTTTAATTTTAATTCTTCATCTCCTTTATTGAAACATTCACCAATAGAAACAGTAGGGAATTTAGTGGTCTTCTTTGTTTTGATAACTGCGATTGAATCACCACAATTTTCTAAATTTAAAGTATAATTCATATAATATAATATAATTAGATTTTTTTAAATTATATTATATTAGTTTAAAACCAATTTTTAAATGCGTCTTCATTAATATATTTATTTAATTTATTAATAATTTTATTTAATATTATTATTAAATCCTCTTTTGATGATTTGGATGCTTTATTTAATAATTTACTTAATTCAAATTCTGAAGCATATGACGCGTTCTGTTTAATTATTTGAATATTATTTTTAATATCTTTTAATTTTGGATTTCTAAAATTTTGTCCTGTTAATAATAAAATTAATATTGATAAATCTGAACTAACTTGATTTAAAATACCTATATCAGAATTAAAATAATCTACAAGTGTATTTAATCTTTTTAAATCTCGTTTTTCAAGAAATAATAAACTAAATTCTCTTTTTAGTGCTTTATAAAATCTTTTTTCCTTTATTAGTTCTTTATATTCATTTTCAATACTTTCTTTTATTGATTCTTTTGTTATTTCTTCAAAATTAGTTTTTTTACCAAATTTAAAATAATAATTGTCTGATGTTTCTACAAATTTGTTATTTATTAAAAATATAATATCTATTTTTATTGTTGATTTTTGTAGTAAACAATTAGTAAATAAATATTTTTTACCATCAATAACTTTATAACTATTCATCATGTCTTTATATTCCCATCTAATAGGTTCACCTTTATTATCTTCTCCACATTTAAAATCAGTTATAAACATGTTTTTATCTTTTTTACCTAAAATAAAAATCTTTTGAAATCTTTTTAAAATTAAATTAGTTAAATCTTCATCTCCTTCTAAATTTGTTGATAAATCATAATCTGAATTATATCTTATTTTTTTTAAATTAGAAGAACCAATAACCCGCGTATAACCGTTTATACTCATTAAATTAAATTTATTTAATAACTTATTATTAAAATCATTTATATCTCTCTCTATAAAATCCATATAATTAATATTAGATTATTTTAAAAAAATCTTTTTTCAGGACTTAACCGAAAAGAACTTAATAATCCACCTTCTTTCATACTATATAAAAACCCACCTTCAATAATTCCTCTATATTCACTACCACTTTTATTTAATAATGGTATTGAATATAAATTACTATATTTTAAATAATTATTAAAATTAAATATCAAATCATTTTCAAATTTTTCAAATTGGTCTATTTGTGATTTTACTGGGTATTCATGTTGTAATTCTTTAATTAATAAATTTAAATCTTTATCATATATATGTTGTTTTATAATATTATTTATTTTATTTATATATTCTTTCATTAATAAAGAATCAGAAACCGCGACTTTATCACATTTTTTTAATAAATGATTTTTAAAATAATATATAGATTTTGAAAATAAAATATTTAATTTATTTAAATTTCTAAATAAATTATCTCCTTCTGATTTATAAAAATTTAAACTTGTATCATCTTTAGATTCAGTTAATGATGATAAACTATCATTTGTTTCTTCTTCTCTTTCTTCTTCTGTATCATATATTGAATTACTTAGTCCATCCTCTGATTCTCCTGATTCTACTATTTCTTCACCCGATTCTTCATCAGGTTCATCTGAATAATAATTTGATTGTAAATAAGGTTTTTTTTGTTCTTTTTTTTTTTTTAGTTCTATTGGAAAAATTAAAATAGCATCAATTAAACCCCCGCAATATTCAATTAAATAAATTAAATCAATTAAATAATTAACAAATGTATAAACATATTCATTTAATTTTATTGAATGAGTTTCTAAACTATCCTTATTTAATTTTAAAGTTTTATCTGGTTCTTGCGTTCTAGAATTTTTTAAACTAGTTTCAAAAATATTTTTTTGTGCTTTAATAAAATTATTTTGATAGTGTGCCATTATATATATATATATAAATAAGATTAAATATATTTATATTCTTTTAATTTTCTTTGTAATGGTTTTGAATATCTCATGTTTCCCCCTTCTAATGGTTGACCTCTTACATTATCCCTTGGTCTATTTCTTCCCATATATTTATTACTTAATTCTCGTCTGTCTAAATTATTAGCACTACCAACATATAAACTAGTAGGTTCAAAATTCAAATTTGGTAAAACTGGTTTATATTCTAGAACCATTCCAGTAGAATTACTTGGTTGCATTTTACCGCCCATTATCATACTGGGTTGCATTGTAGGAACTCCAAAAACTTTATTCATTTTTTTTAAATCTTCATCTTGTTTATAATACAATTTACTATTATACATTTGTTTATATATAATAATATTAGAATATTATTATTATATATTTTCTTTTATATTTATTTAATTTACATACGATGACGACTCATTTTACCCCCACTTGTATAACCGCCTGCCATACTTTCTTTTACATGTGAAGTATGATGTGGGGCGTGATGTTTAAAATGTTTTCTCATATGATTAACTATAGGATGACTACCAACGCTTCCCATATTGTGCATACGTCCCCCTACTTCTCGTCTAAGTGCGCCTGATGTAATTGTTCCCGCTGGTTCTTCTTTTTTAACTGAAAGTACGACATCACGAGTTAATAATCCCGTTTGAATTTCGGATACTCCATTTCTTGAGATATACACTCCTGAGTTCAACATAACTAAAATAATTTCTGGATTTATAGGAAATTCAAACTGGTTATACACTTGAATTGACATTTGCAATTGGAATTGACCTAAACTAGAACTAGATAAAGAAGGATCTAAATTAAAATTCATTGCTGGATTTAAAATAAGAATAGACCCAATTGTAGGAATATTAACAGTACCAGACGAACCATTAGCAACCATTGCCGACGCTTCACCCCCAAATTCTACAAAATTTTGAGCGCTTCCGTTATGTTTTGATAATTGAAATAACTGAATAGGTGTAGCACTTGCAAGAATGCCCGATGTGTTATTATAGGAAATTGAAACATTTTCAATAGTTAAGAACGAGTCAGACATTGCAATATTTTGTTGACTCATTGGAATTCTTACCGCTACTAATATTCTATCATTAACACTATTTAAATTTACACTTTGACTTTGTAAAGTTTTAGTGGTTCTAGGTTGAATAGTTGGATTTCCTGAAGCGGTTGATAAATATCTAGGTACATCCATATACGGAATTACACATTTACTAGATTTTAATTTAGACGCTTGGGAAGGTTCAAAAGATAGAAAATTAAATAACATTCTTGTATTAGTAAACATTAAAGGATTGTTAAGTGAACCAGGGGAAACATTAGTTATATAAGAAGGATATAAACCATCACCATTAACCCCTAAAAGATCTACAGTATCATTACCAGTTCTAAAAAATCTATTAATAATTCCAGAAGGTGAAGCAACCGAAATATTAAAATTAATATTATTTATTCCTATTAAACCGCTTTCATCTGAATCATAATGTGAAGACCAAGGTGAAAGACATTGAAACGCTTCTGTAAAATGTGATAAAAATGTGACAGTCCAAGTTTCTGAAATTACCGCTGTTTGAGTACCTGGAATATCATTTCCTATACCAATAGCAATAACAGAGGTATCTAATATATTACCGTTAACAATATGTAAAACAATAGAAACTAATGGAAGAGCACCACGACCTACGAAATCACTATCAAATCCAGCACTTTGGAAACCCGCTAGTGTGTTATTAGTTGCCCCTACACCATTAGCATAAACACCGTAGGAATCATCAGGGAGAGCAGGAGCGCCAGAATTATAGGAAGATAAAATCCTACTATCATTTAGACGTAATACCATCGCAAGAACATCTTGGCAGTTAACCGACGTGGTGCAGTTGTTAACGGTACAACTAATATTCGTAAATGTCTGTTGCATCGGAAAAGGTGCGTAACTTTCTGACCATCCCCAATTAAACGCACGTTTACC